ACTTCTTTTGCGTTCGTGAGCTTTGTTGCCGCTACGCTGGTTGAGCCGCTGAAGGTTTGCAGTGCGGTGAAGGTCGTTGCTGTTGCCGGAGCGACATAATCTGTGCCAGCGGTCGCCGCTGAAAAAGCACTTGTACCGTTACCTTTTAGCACGCCAGTAAGTGTCGTAGCTCCTGTGCCGCCTTGTGGAACGGTTACCGCTGCATTTGTTGATAAAAGCGTTACCGATGCGTCTGGAAGTGTGTAAGTTCGCGCTGTCGTTGGCCCACTAAACGTAATAACCTGCGTTGCAACTGGAATTGTGGTATTCGCATCTGGCAATGTAACAGTGCGGGATGCAGATAGCGTAGTTGGTTGGAGAGTGACTCGATAGGTGCTTGTCCCCCCGGCTCGACCTGCAAGAATGATGCCGTCCTGCGCTGCTGTGGCTGTCCCGAACGTCTGACCTGTGGCGTTGTAAAAGGTGTTTGCGCCTGTGAAGGCGTTGTTGGCAGATAACGTAACGTTGCCTGATGCCCCAATTAAAACGTAATCCGAGCCATTCCAAGCGCATAGCGCTGTAGTTCCGTTTGCAACCGTCACGCCTGTTGTTGGCGAAGTTGGCCCCCCGCGCAAGACGACACTTTGACTACCAGTTGTTGCATTGATAACAACATACAACTTACTTTGTTTTGGCGCGTTTATGTTCCGGGTAACAGTTCGTGAGCCAGTACAGTTAATCACCATGTACTGTGCGGTAGTTGAACCAATATTTGTTACGGTATCTGTTCCCGCAGTATTACTTAAATTAACATCTGCGTCTGTTGTTAAAGACAATGACCCAGCTATGGCAATATCAAGATATTGAGTTAATCCGTTATTAGTAATATTACCCCATGCGCCAGATTCAGTACCTGTCGTAATTATGGGTAAAGATAAAAGCGTTGTTGGTGAATAAGCCATGCTTTACTCCGTTTCTACAAGATCCCACTGGGCATCTTGATAATTGCCAATTTTATTCCACTGAGCATCTTGATAATTACCAATTTTATTCCAATCAGCGTCTTGGTAATTATTAATCAAACTCCAGTATAAAGACCCAAAAGAATTTACTTGCCCCCGAGCCTGGACACTAGTTAAAGGTACTGTGCGTTGCCCAACAGTTACCGATCCAACCGCACCAGAAGCTGAAACCCCAGAAAGCCCTTGACCACCTAACAACTCGCCAACATTACCCGATGCTACAACACCAGATAACCCAACCGTTATTGTCGGGCTAACTGCGCCTACTTGTCCAGCACTACTAACTGCTGTAAGTGGTGTTGAGTCAGCAAAAACGCTTCCTACAGACCCAGAACCATCTACCCCAGTAATAGCTACAAACTGTTCAAAAGATGTGCTTACATTTCCTACCGCACCGGAGGCTTCAACTCCTGTTAACGCTATCTGCCTCTCGGCTACTGTTACAGAACCAACATTTCCTGCTGCGGCTACACCTGTAAGACTCTGGCTAAGTTCTGGTGTTACTACCCCAACTGACCCAACTGCATTTACACCCGTCAAACTTACGTTTACTTCTAGGCTTACCGACCCCACTGACCCGGAAGATTCTACGCCTGTTATCGGAGTTATTTGCCCAGACGCTGCAATTACCGTACCTACCGCACCGGAAGCCTCTACCCCCGTTAACGCCTGTGTATTAGTAAGTGTTAAAGTACCTACCGCACCGGAGGCTTCTACACCCGTTAACGCTATTTGACGCTCGGCTAACGATACAGAACCAACATTACCGGATGCAGATACACCTGAAATCTCAACCGCAGGTGTAATATTTACGTTAAGGGTTCCTACACTCCCCGATGCAGTTACACCCGTTAAAGCTATAGTGTTAGTTGCAGTTAAATTGCCTACACTACCTGATGCAGTTACACCTGTTAGACCAACTGTGCTTGTTTGAGTTACGCTTCCTACAGCACCTGTGGCAGCAACTCCTGTTAAATTTATCGTATTTGTTTCGGCTACATTACCTACCGCACCTGTAGCAGCTACACCAGTAAGCGCAACCTCGGTAACACCACTATACCCCCAAGTACCAGAACCCCAAGGACCGAACCCCCAGCCTTCGGTAATAGGCGCTCCTCCACTTTCACCTGTGGCTCCAAATGCCGCGCCGCCAAATGCTGAGAAACCGAACACATTGTTGCCTTATAGGAGCTGTGCGGTTGTTAAGTTAATAACTTGGTCAGTGGTTAAGTTTACCGGCGTTTCTTGTATTTCGATAGGCTCAACGTTAGGCCACGCACCCTCGACCCAGCTTCTTGTGTCGTGCTGCCAATTCCACTGATAGCCCTCACGATTAGTCCATTGCATACGACACCCAATTAGTCGTTGGTTCATCCCATTGATATAAATTGCCGTCGTTAGGGTATGGCACTGGAGGCTCCCATAAACATGTTTGTTCGTTTAACGTCCAGCTAGGAAAAGGTTTTGGGGGAATAAAAGCATCACGCTGTGGATCGTATGTGTAGCCGATGCCTGCGTAGTTTTTTCTGAAGTTTCCGTTGTAGCTGGTCTGCTTCCAAGCCAAATATCCGTTTGACCAGTTAATCAGAAAATCAATGCCTCGCTGCTCTTGCTCTACGCCGTTCTCATCCAAAAGATCGTTGTTATGCACAACGTGAACTTCAAGCACGACATTGTTTTCATCTAGTTTTGCAAAGTGAGCCATGCGCAATCCCTAGAATGTGATGGAGCCGTTGCCGGTCCACTTATAAGTTCGATACCCGCCAGAGACTGTGATTGTTGGTGAGCCTGTGGTTGATGTTGCTGCGGCATAGCTGTCTGCGTAACGGATGATGACTACGCCAGAGCCTCCGTTGCCGCCACGAGCAGTAAATACTCCGCCGTTCCCAGTACCCCCACCGCCGCCACCTAAATTAGATGGAGCATCGCCTCCTTGAACGTTACCAACTGCTCCATTTCCACTTACTCCTGACACGCCAGAGCCTGCTGTCCCGCCAGTAGACACGCCACCCCCACCGCCAGCGGCATACGTCACAGAAGACCCAGATATTGAGGAGGCAGAGCCAGCGCCACCAGCACCCCCAACAGTTGCCCCGCACGCACTACCAGTACCCCCAGCGCCTCCGCCGCCTCCGCCACCTCTAGGTTCATTACCACCACCGCCATTGTTACCTTGGGACGGAGAAGTTGAAGGCGTGTTACCAGTACCACCTGTTCCGGCACCGTTAAAATTGCCACCGCCTCCGCCCGAACCACCATTTGCGCCATTTTTATTGGTGCTGTTTACAACGTTGCCACCACCGCCCCCACCGGTAGACGTAATAGTCCCAAAAACCGAATCATTGCCGTTAGCACCTCTAGTGCTTCCAGCGACACTGGGTGTTCCAGCTCCACCGCCTCCCACAGTTACTGTAATCGCAGATCCAGCGGTAACAGCGAGCCCAGTGTTTGTTCTATAACCACCAGCCCCACCGCCACCTATACCACCGCCGCCTGCCCCAGCAACAACCAAATATTCAACATCAGGGGGTGGCCCAGCCGCTCCTGAGATCGCAGCCACCATCGCCGTAAGTGCGCCAGCCATCAGGTCACTCCTGGCCCAGTTACCCACCAAGTGTCGGTGTCTACTTTTAGAAGCGAGGCCAAACCCTTTGTCGCCACGGTGCGGTTTCCTGTGGTTCCGTTTGCTAATTGAAATGTCACGCCTGCGCCAGAGATCGTCAGATTGCCTGAGTTGTTGTTAGCCACAAGAATTGTCGTTCCAGTTGGGAAAGCCACAGATGAATTAGTTGGTACTGTCAAGGTTGCTGTAGACCCACCAGTAAACCAAACATGCTTACCCGCATCTGTTAACGCTAGCGTTGTATTTGTGCTTTGTGGTGCGTTGATGTAACCCACAGAGCTAATCGCCATCGTGCTGTTTTTCAGCAGCTTGCCCGTCGTTCCATCATAGACCGCAAGAACGCTATCTGTTGAGCTGGCAGGGCCAACCACATCACCAGCGCCTGCCAAAGCCATCAAGCTCCAATAGGTCGCATTAGTTGGCAGATTGCCTGTCGATGCCAGAATACAAATGTAGGTCGAGTTGTTGTAACTCACTACATCATTGGCGACATAAGCCGTTGCCCCACTGTAAGCACCCCGCCAAATAAATGACGTTCCGTTTGTGCCATTCGTGCCGTTTGTCCCGGCTTGCGCTAGTAATGACCAATATGTTGCGTTGGTAGGAAGATTGCCAGTAGAGTTAAGTATGCAGATATAGGATGAGTTGTTATAAGAAACAACGTCGTTTACTACGTAAGCAGTACCCGCACTGTACGCGCCAAGCCATTTTGCACTTGCAGCATAAGTAAGACTGTTCCAAGCCGTGGAGCCATTACCAATCTTGAACCGCCCTGTATCCGTTTCCGCACCAATTTCACCTACCATTAAAGTAGGGTTAGCAGATGTCCACTGAGCAGCAGTGCCATTACGAGTTTGAATTTGAACGGCCATTAGGGTGCTCCTCCATCGATAGCCTGTGCGCCGCCATAGTTAGTTGAGGGTACGCCGCCATCCAAGTTTGGCGAATTAGCCAGCGTTGCTTCAGCAGGAAGTGTTACGAATACGTTTTGTGTTCCAGAGCTAAAATTTATTCTGCTTGTATTTCCGGCAGAATTTGATAGCACCGTATCCCTTGACAATGTTGTGCCAGAAGACGTGTAAGTTCCGATTCCAACTTCCCAGTTAGAACCTGACTGGTCGGCTATCGTGTAGTAAGTGCTATTACCGTCACCAATAACTGCAAAGTCTTGGAACCCAGTTACCGCCGCGCCTAGGGTTATGGTTGTACCCGACCCCGGCGCAGATACAGTAACTTGTACACGATCAGCAACTACAAAAGCCACGATTATGTAGTCGCAAGTCTAAGTAAAGCGTTGGTCGTGTTATTTGTAGGCATTGTCAGCGTAAACGTACCAGCCGTAATTGTCTGAGAGCCAAACGTATGAACACTAACCGCTTTATTTGACTGAGTTGAGTTGTAAATCAAAACACAATCAAAAGCCGTAGAAAGCGTAACGCTGGTGTACGAAATTGACGCTGTAGGCGTAGTAAACGCTACCCCTGCCGTAGAAGAAGAGTTGGTTGCCGTAGGAGCATTCCAACCAGATATAGACACCCCACCCGCTGTATAGTTTGTTCCAGATACTTCATTAGTAGCTGAATAAGCAGTGGTGGAAGCGTTTACAGTAGCCGAAGCAAGATACAACGCAGCTTTAAACGTATCTGCCGTAGACGTGCCTCTTGTTGGAGCAGTACCAAAATTATGAGTGGCTGTTAAAAGCTCACCCATAAACGAAGTACACATAGATTGGGTATTAGCCATGATATTTCCTTAAAAAGTTGCCACTTCTGCACCTGCAAATGCAGGCATTTGTTTCAAAGTAACGTGGGCAGAACGATGAACTAACTCACCCTCATGCCAATACTCTACCCATGTAGTGTATTCGTTATCGTTGTCGATGACACCTTCTTTTTTATCAAGAAGCGCCTCATCCATATCGCCTTTGGTTGTAAAGACTGTTGCCATGCTAGTCCATCCTTATCAAAGCATTTGTTGCTGAATTGGTAGGCATCGTAATTGTAAACTTTGTTGTCGTTGTTTTATCTGAACCAAAATCTAAAACAGCTATAGATCGATCCGCTTTGCTGCTGTTGTAAATTAAAGCACACCGCGCAGTAAATGAAGCAGGATCCCAAATCACATTATCAAAGTCTACAAACGCAACGGTCCCAGAAGAACTAACCGTTGTACCCGTTAACACTTTTCCACCTGCGCTATAACCAGTACCTGATACTTCGTTGGCTGTCGTGTATACCGTCGTGGCTTGGTTCAAATCAGCATTAGCCGTATACAAAGCAATCTTTAAAGTGTCCGTTAGAAGATCGTGAATGCCTTCATACAGTTCCACTTTAAAGCTAGTTGTTTGTCCTTGGACAATACTCATGACACCTGGACCCTAACCTGACCATCACGGTAAGCATCCATTCTTTGCTTACCGTCACCCAAGTTCTTCAGTAACGCTATCGATTGAACATATCGGTCTTTTGCTAATGCTACTAAATCTTGTTCTAACTTAAGGAACGTCGAACCTTCGTACAACGTAGCATTTAACAAGACCGAATCAAAGTTCTCCCCTAACCAAGACGTGTTGGCATCAACAATTGATTCTGGATAGTAGAAGTAATGAAGTTCAACACCATAAATTGCATCTGGCGTGGGGCCAAGAATGAAACTTAAATTATTAGAAATAACGCCACCATTTACGGTAGGACCAAAGATTGCGTAATGTTTTGGCCGACCAAGACCTGTACCCAAGGTTTTTGGATAGGCTTCTCTAATAAAGTTTACGTCTTTGTTCAACAAATAGTGGTATTCGTTATTTGCATCAATGATGGCTAAAGAATAAGCCGACAAGAAATCTGGAGGCGCGCTTAAGTATTGATTGCTTGCCTCAGTAACGCCTGTCATGTTTTTTCTAAAATACGAAACTTGTACAGTATTGTAGATACGTTGTTCCGCCTGACGGATCATCGTATTGATGTCCGCCGTCGTAAACGTGGTTTCTAGATAATCCTGAACCGCTGTAACAAGTTCCGTATAGGTCACGCCATTGGTCCTCTAGCCATTACACCTTTGGTGGCAGCTCCAGTACCACGGATTTTAATCCCCGTAGTCTTGATGTCCTTCTCGGGATACCCCGCTGTATGGACAACCGGAACTGGTTTAGGTTGTTTCAATACCTTTACATTTTTCATTTCATGCCTCGATACTTAAAAGAAGATTTCTTTTGATTAGCAACCTTAGCTAGGTTGCGTCCCATCTTAAGCATATCGGAATTTGTCTTTCCGCCTTTTGCTAATTTGGTCATTGGCTTGCCAGGATGCAAAGCCTTTTCATGTTTATGTACCGCAGTCTTTGCATCCATGATGCACTCCTATGTTAAAGATATCGTTACTGTACCAACAGCCGTGGCTGCGGCCAAGTAGTTTGGCGTTAATGGATTATCAAAAGCAGAAGCACCACCAACTGGACTCCAGCCCCATTGAATGTCTCGAGATCCGCCCGTAGGAACGCCGCCTGTCGAATTAGGTAACAACTCAAGACCATTGACTCCAGCCGTAACATAAGTTGTATCTTTACGTGGGTTTCTTACGGCCTGCGGATCATCCACAGGGAACATACCTAATAATAATTGCGGCTGATCGGGATCCCAACACTCATCACAAACCAACAGGTTGTACTTCTTTGTCTTAATGATTTCCGTACGAAGTTTTTTTAACTTGAACTGCTGGCCGCATCGATCACACATTGCAATCGAATTTTTTCCAGACGCAAATCTGTTACCCATATCCGCCACCTGACCCAATAAACTGTTGGCGTGGCACAAATCGTATAGCAGCTTTCTCTCGGTCTTCGCCTGCTGCTAAGTTGAATTGCTCTTCATAAGCCATCTTCAACATATCAACTCGAGATACAAGTTCTGGCTGTTTCATGGCAATGTAGTACGCCAGACCTGCTACTAAACATGGAAGGAAACGGAAGTTCATGTCCGCAGTCTGAATACCCGATCCTGCGTCTTGGACTCTTCTCATTCTCCAGTAGACAAACTGATAAGTCGTACTGTTGTCTGGCGTAGGCCAGACTGTTACCGCCGGAAGGTTGGGGTTATAGATCGTTGCCCCTGCTGTATGGCTCGCCGCCGTGGTCCCATTTTGTCCACGAACCACACCACCTAGTGAATTACCATCTAACCACTGGTACAGAATGTCTTCACTATCAATACGAACAAACCCTGCGCTTGGAAGACTCGCCGTTGAACTAAGCGTAATTGTTGTGGTTGTCGAGTTAATTGTTGAAGACAACGTCGCATTAGCAGGGGAAACTTGTCCCGATAGCCTTTGAATCCACACCTGAATAGGACGCGCCTGCTGTAACTTATTAGGGATGGTGGCGTAGGTTGAAACGCTAATCCTGGTAATCGTTAAATCAGCCTGAGTCGATGAAACGTTCTGACCTGTACGGATTACGTGTTCAAGTAAATCTATCGTATCTGTGGGTAATGCATACGTATTTACGCCTGCTGTCAGGGTGATCGTTCCCTGATCAATAGTCCACATATTAATGCCACGGTTCTGCCACTCAATAGTCATCAGATTCATAGAACGCCGTGCCGTACGGAGGTCATAACCAGTCCGCATCTCTCGGCCAGCCCTCTCCCACGCTTCTTCAGCGATCTCTGTGAACTCTGGTGAAAAACCAGTTGAACCGCTAGTGGTCATCTAAATCTCGCAGTCTTAGCGGCAATTTTTGCCGGTTGCTTAACAAACTGTTTTCCTGCGTTTTTTCCAGCTCGCTTTGCTCTTGTAGTCGCAGCGTACTCTGAAGGTGTAAGAGATTTAATTGCCGCCTCCGGGAGATATCGTTCGCCAGTTGCTTTTGAACCCTGTGTGCTAGGTTTGCCACTGCGTGTCCCCCACTTTTGGTCAGTCCAATTCTTCAGACTTTGCTGCGGTGCTTTCACTTCATCTTCTTTAACGTCTGAGCCAGCCTTGCTCGTTGCCCCATTTTACCGGGAGCCTTTGCTGCTTTAGCTAACTTACTTGCGGGAATCGGTTTATCGCCTTTGACGCCTAACGACTTACGCAAAGCGCCAGGTTTCTTGATGGCTTCTTTAATCCACTTACCACCTTTAAACCCCGGAACACCACGTCCTTTTAATACATCAGCACGAGTTACCTTGCCATCATCATTAAGATCCGGAAAATCCTTAGTCACGGTAACCTCCGCCTTTTTGCTTGTACTTCATAGCAAGCATTTGTGCTTTGCGAGCTGACCACTGCCCAGGCGATCCGCCTTTGCCACCAGCTTTTATGCTGTTGAACAATGCTTTACGCATCCCCGGCTTTGTGTAGTTTCCTGCTTCGTTGACACGAGACTCACCGCCTTCTGCAAAAACCATAAAGTCCGTATCGTCTCGACGCTTCTTACGCCGAGCCGTGGGCATCTTTGAGGGCATGATTGCCCCCATGCCACGAGAAGCTAGCATCTCAGCACTTACCGCCGTAGTTCATCTTTTTAACTTTACCACCAGCCTTCATGCCGGTAGATCCCTTCATGGTTACTTCCATGCCACGGGTCTTACCTTTCTTGGCAATACCATCAGCAGCTTTATGACCAGCAGCAAGACCGCCAGCAGCATAAGCCTTACCACCGCGCTTCATGCCCTTCATCTCTTCCATCTCATGTTTGATCATGGACTTTGGCGCGCCTTTGGCTTTCATAAAACCAACTTCTTTCTTCATCATTGCTTTGGGTTCTTTCATTTCACCACCATCCTTTTTAGTGAACTCTTTACCAACAGACATTGGAACACCAACCTTCTTGGCAAACTTAGGGTTATGCGCCACTGCTTGCATAAACTTTTCTTGTTTGTCACTTACAGTAGGCATTACATCTTCACCATAGTACCTTTGGTCTTGCCACGTTTAGCGCAACCGTCAGCGCGGCTAGAAGCAGACCCGCCTTTGGAATACATCATGCCGCCACTCTTTGCGGTCACAACTTCTTCGCTCATCATATCCATAACGCCCATATCCGCCGTCTTGGGTTTGGGTTTTGGTTTTGGTTTGGGTTTCTTTGGAGCAAGACGTGGATCGTATTTTGACGTTTCCATATCTGGAGGGCTAGGTACATTATTTACTATCGCCATGATCATCCTTTCTTTGCGAGGGCATCAATTTTTGCTTCAAGCCGTTCAAAGCCTGAGTCAAATCTTTCCATAATCTTTTCAAGGTCTGCACGAACTTCTGCGCGAGTGATGTGATCACGAGCAATCTCCTCTCGTGTTCGATTCAAGAGAATCTGGATGCGTTTTTGTTCATCAGAAGAATTCTTCAGCATGAACATCACCAGCCCCACTAGAAACGAAGTGATTAAATTCCAAACAAGCGTACCCGTTTCCATTTAGCACTTCCATTTTTCCAGATACTTTGCAAGTTGCAAAGCTCTTTCCGAACTGTCATCAACATTGCCAGCGGCTAGATTACACCGCCCACATAGCAAGTCTCTAACTTCTTTGCTTTTATGGTTGTGGTCTACGCAAGGTTTATCCTTAGAATTCCCTTCAATATTGAAAACTTTTTGGCAACAAGCGCATTTGCCACCTTGAGCTAACAACATTTCAGCAAATTTTGCCGGTGTAATCCCGTACTTAGCTGGTAAATTATATTTACGTACATCAGCCCTCATGCAGGGCTTACACGCGTAACCTAAACCAGACGTCTGGAATTTGTTTTTATTAAACTGATCTGGTAATTTCCATTCTCGGCACTTACTACACCGATACCTGCCAAACGCATCAGGTAGTTTTGGACGGCGACCCCAGTCTCTTTTTGCGGTCAACATTTCCAAGTCCTCAGACTTTTATTAATGCGACTATTAGGATCTTTAGCTGTTTTTGCTGAAGTATTCTCTTTCTTATGCCCTTCCATCCTGGCACAAAATGATTTCTTTCGTGAACCGCCTTCAGGCTGAGGAGGTTTGAGTCCGGGTTTCCCCGGATTAGCTGCGTTATACGAAGCTCTGCCTTTGGCATTCAAACCACCTTTTGGGTTTTTGCCTTCCTTGCGCTGCCATGCAGGAGACTTAGCCATAGAAGATCGTAACGCTTGCTATGTTAGTCAAGCTTGCGTAGATGTCGGTCGTGAATCGAACACCTTCGCCAGGAACTAATGTGTAGAAAGAATTAGGATTTGAATTAGCAGGGATGTCAATTTCAATCAAAGTCGTCCCGCTAGAACCACCATTTTTCAATAACAACGTTCCGGCAACACTTGCCGTAGCGCAGATTGAAAATCCTTTAACACGAGCAGGCGCAGCATAAACGGTTCCAGATGCGTTTAGATGCGCCGACTTAACGTCATATTGCATTGCCATGACGTACTCCTAATTAGGCTGCGGTCGTGATAGCAGTCCAAGTCGTAGCACCGTCCGTATTGATGTAGGCGCGAGTACTGGTCGAAGACCCATCAGTGCGGAGATATAACGAACCTTGTGCCGCTGACACAGTTGGCGCGCCAGAACCTACATAAATACCAAGCCCTGCGGTAGAGGAAGCGAGAAACGCTGCCATGCCGCCAGCAGTAGGAGCAGTTCCGCTATCAGCGGTTACATTACCGGTAGCAGAAAGCGAAGCGACAGTAGTAGCAGCAGCAAACGTTGCGTCAACAGTGACAGCACCCGTCGTGCTATTAACTGAAATATCTTGGAATCCAGCAACCGATCTTACTGGACCAGTGAATGTGGTATTAGCCATTTAATCCTCACATGCGATACGGTGTATTAGTCTGCATGTTCGTCAGCCGGGACTGTCTAATACACCGGATAACCCCGGAATAGTATGTTTGTATCAGTTTCTATGGGTGGTGTCAATTAACTTATTTGACTTTAAAAGGTTCTCTTGCTGGGGGATAACTCGCAAGTTCCATGGTACGTGCAGCCCACATACAAGTTCAGATCTTAGAGGAACAATGTGATCTACAACATATTGTTCGCCAGTGGTCTTACTCATAGTTATTGCAATTTGATATATCTGCCGAATCTCAGACTTTTGTTTTCTGCTTAACCACTTTGGCGTTGCTAACCTATGTTTTCTTCGCCTTGATTTGGTATCTGCACGAACCCATACAACGTTTTTTTCTTTCCATGCTTTTTGATATACACGCTTAACTTCTAGAGGACGTGTAGCAGCAGCTTGAATCACTTGTTCGCGATTGATTTCATACCATGCATTTTTTCTTTCTTTAACATCATCTCTTTTGTTGTACTCCCGGAAGTAATCTGCGCGTTTTTCTGCTGCCTCTTGCCACTCCACCTTTAAGCAGTCAACGCATGACCCTTTTGTTTTGCGTGGTGCGATATGCCCATGCTTGCACGGCTCGCCTGTGAAGTAATACTTGGCTCCTGAATCTTTGGCTTCTTTGCGGGTTTTGGGTAGGTTCGTGGTATCCATTTTATCTCCTGTGACTTAGTAACAGGTAATGTACCACAGTTATGATAGAAAACAAAAAACCCCGCCGAAGCGGGGTTCTCTGCGCTAAGTGCTTGATTTACATCAAGCTCCGGGGCTTCCGAAGATACCGAGCGGATCGCTCACTCCAAATGAGTAGCGTTCACGACTCTTGTAACGAACGTTTCCGGTGTCGAAGTCTCCATCCATTGACGTACTCAACGGTGTCCGCACGAAGTGCTTAAGTCCGTTAGGAACATCGGTGGTGAGGAACCAAGCGTTGGTGTCAGTCAAGAAGTGATTGACGGTGTAGCCTTCAGGGATTGAACCCATCATCTTCAACGCGTTCACATCGTTGTCTGCTGTAGCCACACGAAGCTCGGTTTGCAGCAAGCGGGTTGCTGTAAACATGAGATTCGGAGGAACAACCAGCTTGCGTGGCTTGGCTGCGATCAACAGACCACGTTCGTCCGTCCACCCTGCGATTTGAATAACGGCGTTTTCCAACGACGTTTCGTTCAAGTCAGCAGCGGTAGAAGGCGTGTTGCTGTTGGTGCCACCAGAGATGAGCGGATGAGCTGTCGAGAACAGAGGCTGTCCGTCACCATAGGTAACGACGGAGTTAAAGCCGTTGTTCAAAACTGCTGCTGCCTTCACCTGCTTGGTGTAAGCCATGGCACGAGCCAATGCTTTGGTGTAACGCGACGACAGGCTGTCGTACAGGTTATCTTCCACGGCCTCTTCGGTGATCGAAAAGCCCATAGCAATGGTTTCGTGGTTGTACCTTGCGGTCCATGCTTCTTGTGCGTTGTCATAAGCAATCGCACTGCCTTCCGGTTTGACCGGAGCGGCACTAAAGCCAGACAGCTTGGTTTCCTCTTCGAAGCTGCGTTCAGAAGATTCAGTTTCGTAAATCTCCTTATGCTCTTCGCCATAACGAGCATACTCCAGACCGAACAATGCATTCAGGCCGGGGAGAAGCTCTTTCAGTAGTTGCGCGCGTGAAATAGCCATTTAAATTTCCCCTTAAACGCCAGTTGCGAACTGGTAGCTGTGGTAGCCTTGGTTCCACTTGACGAGGACTTCTGGGTAACCAACGAAGGTTACTGTCTGTCCTGCGGCCAAAGTGATTGCCGAAGCTAAAGTCACCGTCGTGCTGTTAACGTTTGTCACGTAGTTGTATGAACCACTACGGAAAGCGCCAGCCGTTGCAGTCGGTGCAATGATTTGCATACCTGCTTGCAAACCAGTTACTGCCGCCGTCAACGTGAGGGTGGTCGAAGAACCCGAAGTACTTCCTACACCGGTAAGGGTATAAGCTGTCTCAGGTACAACTGCAACGATACGGAAGGGAAGCGCAGTCGTAACACGCTTATTACCAGTACCGTTTGTTGGGTTGTCTGCCGAAACGGCCATGGCTGAATTACCCGTGATGCTACTGCCGGCAGTGCCAGTAACTGCATACACGTTTGTCCCAACCAAACCAGTTGAAGCATAACCAATCGTCGTTGCTGTGTTAGATACAGAACCCGATTGTCCAACCATGGCAACCTTGAAGACTGCCGAAGGATCATCCACAACATAAGCTACTGCGTCATTGGCTGCGGTTGAAGCAGGCCAATACTGAGCAAACAGCTTTTGTCCGGTGGAAGGATTGGTATATGAGCAACCTACAAATACCCCGATTTGACCGGCGCGAGCCGTTGTCGTGGTAGAAGTAGACATACCCGTGATGTTGATTGCACCACCCGCAAGCTCAATCAGGTCACCATTAAAGATGCTGGTTGAATAAGCGTAGGGGATGGGAATCTGACGAGTGGCTCCAGCATAGGGTAGGCCGTTTAACTCATTAATCGGCACAAAACCAAATGCGGAGCTTACTGTGGGATAAGCCATCTTTAACTCCTAAGTTTAAGAAGCTCCACGTCCGAAAGTGACTTTGCTTTGCCGATCTTTAAAGAGTGGCATTCTCGAGTCATTTTCTCGCATGAAGTTGTTGTCTACAGATTGCATTTGAGCATCAGTTTGTTTCTGATAGAACTCATTGCGTTGACCAACCATTTCAGAAGGTGTTTTGCAAAGCAACAGACCACCGATCTCAATGCTGTCTGGAAACCGCAAGGTTTGGCCAGCCATCATCTGGATTTCAGGATGCATCGAAGCTTTAACAGGTTCCCAGCCTTCACGTAACTTGGAAGAAATGTGACGTGGATCAGCCTCACCCAAAGTGCTAATACGAATCCAACGAAAGTTATACCCTGGCTCCGGTGTCGGATCAGGTAATAACTGCGGCGGCATCCACTTCTTTGGACGTTCTACCGTTTCCCTTGATTCGCGTTGACCTCGTTCTTGCTTTTCCATTTCAATTCCTTTGTAGTTTTGCCACTTCGAGTGCGTATACCTCAATCGGTATCTTGTAGCGATTGGCATAATCAACCTGTTTTTGTGTCAGCTTTACTTTCTTAGGAGTAACGCTGCGCGTAGCAGGTGCCACATTTGACTTTACTGACCGTCTAGGTGTTTCCTCGGCGTCAAAGTATTCCGGGAAAACTTGTCTCATACGAGTGTTTAATTTCTCGTAGTACTCATCAGACGATGCATCGACGCCTTGCTTAATAAGCTTGGAGTGATACGCCAAGACAAACCCTGTCATTTCATCGTCTGAGCCAAACCAAGGATTATCCTTTTTCCATGACTCGGCTTTAGGATCAACCTTCGGTGCCTCAATATGTACTTCTTTTTCAGGCTCTTGTCTAGTCGGCTTAAAGTTATTAACGCGTTCTAACTTTATTTTGGCTGACGTTAACTCCTCTTGGGCCGTTACTAAACGATCACTGTCGCCAGATTCATACGCTTCTTTGTATTTCCTCTTGGCGTCTTCAAGTTCGTTGCTAACCGTTTTTTTGGCTTGCTCAAGTAAAGCTTGTTGCCCTTCAGATAAAGAACTCTTAAGTTTCTTATTCTCTTCGGCAATAGCCTGGGCTACGCGAAACGCTTCATCCTTTGCGCGTTCTGCTTCTTCGGCTCGCTGTTTCTCTGTCTTGTATCCTTTATATAAGTGATCAATCCTTTGTTTGACTTTTTCGCTGTACTCTTTGACTTCAAAGTCATCTAAAGGCTTAGGATCTTCTCGAAGTTTGGAGTGCTTAGGCTTTTCGTCTTCGACAATCTCAACCTCAACATCACTTTCAACTTCAACTTCGATCTTCTCTTCTTTCTCATCTGGAAACTTATAGTCTTCGTTCATACGTCCTCCTATGCTCTTGAAATACCGCGTGGATCTTGAACGACAGCTTCGACTGAATCATCGTTAATGATCCTGAACTCTTTGCCGTGAATTTTGATCCTGGTCCCGGTGTTAGGACGGACAAGTACAAAATCTCCTACCTTGCATGAAGGCCCACTAGGGAAACGAGTCTTATCTTTATAAGCGTCTGGCCCTAGCTTTACTACAAACAACACAGGCGATAAGACTTCTTCGTAGTACATCGTTGACCCAGCTTTAACCAAGCCACTGTCATACTCATCATCTACTTCTGGTAGTACGCACAACACATGGTATGTAGAAGGTTCAGGCAACTGCTTGGCCTTTTCTTCTGCCGACTCTGGCAACGTGGTTGCCGATTCTCCGTCTTGGGAGATTAATAACTCACTCATCTTCAATTTCCTTTGTACGACTCGCAAGGTCTTGCACTTCTATCTGCGCGGATCGTAGACCCCGGATAACGCCGCACAGTTCCCGATACTCGGCGTAATCTTTTGCCGAGCCGTTGCTCAAAGACTCATTCAAATTAAGAATGCGTTCTTGTAATTTGTGATGCAAATGTTCAAATATATCCATGTTAAATCCGTTTGAACGTTATATGGTCAATACCTGCAGCTTTTCCCCATACTCTTATGTAGTTGCATATTGGGCGTTCGTTACACTCTTCACATTTTTTTTCTACGCTTGTTGTGTTATCACCATGGTTACGATAAAAATACAGAACTTTTGGTAAGTGATAACACGGCATTTGTTCTGCAATTTGCATAAATAAATCCCCGTCTTCACAGCGGTTTAATTGTGTATTAAACCCAGAAGTTTTTATATATGCAGACTTTCTGTACATACCAAAATGACGCCAGCCATGTTGATAAAGTTTTTTGGCGTCATATGTTTTGCTTTGTGCGTAACTTTCTACTTCATCTTTCCTATTAATTTGTGCAAAATCAGAATAAATTAAACCGACATCTGGTTTCTTTTTAAAACATTCAATCATTTCCTCTAATGCCCACCGTTCTAACATATCGTCAGAATCAATATGGCCTATTAATTCGCCATCAGATGCATCAACAGCTTTTTTCCTTGTAATACCTATACCTTGATTTTGATCATTCTTTAAAATCTTTATTTCTGGTTGTTTATATAAAGCGCCAACTAATTCGTAGGAACCATCTGTTGATCCATCATCAACAATTATTAATTCCCAGTCCTTATGAGTTTGCGCCAATACGCTATCAACAGCGCGTTTAACAAAGGCCGCGTTATTAAACAGCGGCATGATTAAAGATACTTTCATCTGTTATTTAATTTAGTTAATACATCAGCTTTTAGTTTCTTATCAAAGTCAGACGACTTAGCCGCTATACGCTGCTGTTCTTTTCTAGCTTCAACTGCGATACGCTCTTGTTCAACCTGTAGTCTGGCTTGTGCAAGTGCAATATCTGCCTGGTCTTTAGCGGCTTTTCTTTTTACTTCCTCAGCTTTGATCTGTAGTTCTGCTTGTTGCATTTGAACCATGGGATCTTGTGCCGCTTGCTGGGCTTGTGCCTGTTGTGCTTGGGCCATATTCATCTGTAAGAGCTGCGCGCCAGCCTGTGCTGTGAGTCGAGATATCTCAACTTCCACATCTTCTGGCAGTTTTTCATTAGGAGGTGGTAGAGGAACACCAATTCGTTCCTCAATTTTCCTTCTATAGAGGAACGATAGGTGTTCTGCGACGTGAGCCTGCACCGCTGACCCTATTTGTTGGGCCATGGGGTTCTGCCCAATCTGTTGCATGATCATTGGGTCTTGAATAAACGTTATATGCGTCGCTATATGGGCGTCATGGTCCTGATAAATGAACGCTTTTGTCGGTTCCATGCGTAAAAACGCCATATTTTCTGACACAGGGTCTTTTGGATGCTGATCTTCGGGTAGAGGAACCAGTTTATCGGCGTTTTTTACCCCTAAAACCTCGATCATTTGCCGGTGTAACTGGGGTAAATCGTAAATTTGGGGTGCTTGTGAGGCTAATTGGATCACTGCTTGGTACTGCATAATCCGTTGAGCCATCGTTGCAGCGTTAGGATCACTCACAGGGATGATATCGACGTGTTCGTAGTCCTCTTGCTTCGCTTTTCTATTACCTCCCTCGGGGATATAGGTGTATTCCTCTGGGGTATAGTCCCTAATAATGTCCCGTAACAGCTTAAATTCTTGTTTCATCGACGCATGGACCCGTGCTTGCACGGCACTCATGGTCTTTAGCTGTCGTTCTAAGAGGGCTAAGGTCGTTCCAACAGGAGCCTGAGACGACATATCACTGACTTTCATGTCAGCAATCGAACCTAAACGTCTTCCTTCTTCACTAATCCTATTTAATAAACCAGCTAAAACTTCAGACGGTTCCTTATAGGGGAGCGTCATGATGTTATCTTTAATAGCGCCGCTGGGTACGTCTACGTCTCTAAATTCTCCCGGTGCAATCGGGGTGTCATCACCTTTAACTCTTAAACCTCGAGCCTTTAGACCGCCGGGTAAATTAGATAAAGTACCCGCATCGACTAATTGCCTGATTAACATTGTCCCTGCTCGAGCATACCCACCAATTAAATGGATATACCCAAAGCCATAAGCGCCAAATCCAGGGACATAATCGTACTGAACTAAGTGCTGGCGCTTCTTATATAAATGATCTCCCTCTCGCCAGTTACGATAAATAGATAAAACTTTATTAGTACCCTTATCAATGCTAATAATATAAGGCACCGCTATGTCGTCTTCTTCTTCATAGCCGGGAATATTAAGATCTGCTTGTATCTCACAAATAAGATACCGGTCGTCATCATTAATAGAGAACCCTGTCTCTTCGGCTTTCTTTTCTTCGATGTCGTTAATGACTTTTAAAGGATCTCCTAGATCAACATCTCTATAAAAACCTTTAACTTGAAGACGATGGATGTCGTTTTTCGTCTTACGCATTAAGTGTGTAACGCGTTCAGCGGTTCTCGCCCCGGATGCGCCATAAGGAATAATGACATCTTCTGCCGGTATAAAGATAGATGTCTCGCGTCCTAAATTAGGATCGTAGTAAACCTTCTTAAAAGCAGCGCCGCTAAGACCTAAATTAAATAACATCCTTTCGTGTTCGGGTCTGTATTCTGGAATGGTTTCGGTTAAACGATAATTCATATCGTCACGAACACGTTCTGCTGCGTCTTCTTTTTCTTTTGTAATCTGTCCAATAATTTCAGTTTTAACTGGGCCTTGTGCTGGGAACGTTTCAATAATCATTTCTGATTGAAACCTTACCGCCGCTTCTGTTAATAGGGTAGAAAATACGCCACAGGCACCATTCCAAGGTTCAGTCCGCTCTTCATACTTCATGCCTAAAACTTCTAAGCCTTTGACATACATATCAACCCAGTCTTTTCTTGAGTGGATATCTGCGTCTACTTCACCCATT